CTCAACCCGCCCGCGGTCCCTGCGAGTGGCCGGGCCACCGAGAGCGCCCCGGTGGTCGTGCTCGATCCGGCGGTGAGGCCAGAAAGGCCCCCAGCCGCGGTGGCCAACAAGTTCGCCGTCGTGGTGGAGACTCCATCCGCGCTCCCCACCAGTGCTCGGGCGACGGTGAGCGAGGTACCTCCCGCCGTGCTGATGCCACTGGCGCTGCCCACCAACGTCCGAGCAACGGGTGAGCACCCCCGTCGTCGTGCTCAGGCCGGCCGCTGAACCAGCCACAGGGACGGCGCGGGCCACCGCCCCCGTGACCGTTGACGCTCCCGTCGCAGAGCCAACGAGGGCCCTGGCGACGGCCAGCGTTCCCGTTGCTGTGCTGACCCCGTCAGTGATGCCGCCGGGGAGCCCAGCGGTGATCAAGGAGGACGATGCGGTGCTGGTGCCGCCAGCAGTGCCGGCCAACGGGACCGCACGTGCCAGCGCGCCGGTGGTGGTGCTCAGACCGCCCGCAGTGCCCGTCAGCGTCCGCTGAACGACGAGTGCACGGTCGCGGTGCTCAGACCATCGGACTGCCCGGCCAGGCCCCCTGGCGACGCTCAGGGCACCGGTGGTGGTCGACAGGCCGGCGGCTGAGCCATCCAAAGTCTTGGCCGACGAGCCCGCCAGGTCACCGGTCGTCGTGCTCAGCCCGGTGGCCGTCCCCGCCAACGCACGTGCGACGATCATTACCCCGCTATCAGTGGAGACACCGGTTGCGGTGCCCGCGAGTGCACGAGCCACAGCCAACGCCCCGGTGGTGGTACTCGTCCCGTTGGCGTTGGTGCTGGCGAGCGCCCTGGCAACCGCGATCGCACCGGTCGTGGTGCTGGCCAGTCCCGAGATGGTGCCGGTCAGCCCACGAGCCACGCTGAGGGCGCCGGTGGTGGTCGACCCCCAGCAGCGGTGCTCGTGACCGCGATCGACAGGTTGGTCGGGCGCTCGGGGTAGGTGGCGTAGATCGTGCCCGCCGCAGTGAGGGCGCCCGACGCCACGAGCCCGGTGTTCGGCCATCCAGCGTTGGTGTCGTTGAGGACGAACCAGGCGATGCGCTCGACCCACGGGCGTGCGTTGCAGATGTCCATGACGTCATCGACCATCGCTGCGTTGGCGCTGGCGCCACCGCCCAGGGTGCCGATCTCGGTGAGCCAGACCGGACGGGCGTAGGTCGTGTGGATGTAGTCGAGGAAGGCGGCGAGGCTGCTGTAGCCGGAGTCGTACTCGGGGTACCAGTGCACGCACATGAAGTCGACTCGCGGTGCCGCACCACCGTTTGCCCGACATGAAGCTGGAGAGCCACCCCAGCGGGTTGTTGGCGAGGCCACCGCCTGGCGCTGGTGACCCCAACCGGGCACCGGTGGCCTCCAACTGCGGCCACAACGCCAACGCCCCGAGCAACGGTCATGTCGGCCTGGGCGGGCACGTCGGGCTCGTTGAAGCCGAGCAGGATGTCGGATGGACCGATCGACTCCGCCGGGGGTGCCACCGACATCGAACCCTGCGTAGGTCCGATCCCAGTCGCCCCACATCTGCGGCACGTACTCGATGCCCGGGGTAGAGGGAACCGGTCCAATTCCAGTCACCGACTGGCTAGCCCAGTCGTAGTACCACGACACGTTCACCAGGGTCAGGTCCGACGCCATCGCGGCCTCACGGATGGCGCCAACGCCCTTCCACAACGTCGAGGGTGTCGTTGGCGTCAACGCCGTGAGCGAGAGGTTGTCGTACTGGACCCCGACCAGGCCGGTCCCGGCGCCGCTGTAGAGGCCGAAGGCGAACGTGGCCTCGGTGAAGGTGCTGTCGTTGGCGCTGATCTGCCACGTGCCGGGCTCGGTGCCGCTCCACCACTTCACCTTGTGGTTGTTGCCGACGACAAGGATGCGGACGTTCAGGTCGGACGTGACGTTGATCCCGGCCGAGCTAACACTGGCGAAGGAGACGCCTGACCCCCCGGCATCGATGGTCTGCAAGTTGACCGTGTTTGTCGGCGATGTCGAAGTCGACGCCGTAGCAGTTCGCCGGGAACCCGCCCGAGAGGCGCGCCCGAGCGGTAGTACGTCTCGATGTAGTGCTCGCTTGTAGCCAGGGCGTTGTAGAGGAAGGTCACATCGAGATCGGGACTGTGCGTGCTTCCGGCGAGTTGCGCCAAGGCCATGGTGTAGCCACACCCGCAGCCGCTGTCAGTTGCCTCGGTTGCCCTGGATGGTGTTGGTGATAGGTGCCGCCGGTCGGCTTGGTGATCGTCCACGGTGGAGCAGGCCAGGGAGCGTTGTCTGCGCCGGTCCACGTCTCGGTGATGACGTTGGAAGCGGCGCCACCCGACTCCAGGACACGAGGCAGACGCGTCCTCCTCGTTGCGTGCCGCTGCGGATTCGAGGTAGCGCGTCATGGCGTGTACGGGAGCGGCCCGCACCGGAAGTTGTCGAAGATCGGACCCTCGGTGCAGTTTCATCCCGGCGTAGTTGCCAGTGGATGATCGAGCTATCGGTGGCCGAGGCGACGAGCACGTCGTTGGCGTACAGGCGGATCGCTGTGCCCTGCGTTTCCAGCGCTGCTTCACGCTGGAGACACCGGCAGCCGACGTGCCGGAGACGACGTCGGCGTAGCTGCCGCCGACACTCTTGCCGATCTTGTAGAACCCGGCCGGATCCCAGAAGCCGAGGTAGCCGGTGCCGTTGTCGTTGCCCTGGGGGCGACGACAGTTGATCACGCCGAAGGAACCGGCCGGAGCGACCCTGGACCTCGACCCACATGTCAGGCGTGCCGACGTTGGCCGGGCGGAACGTGACGTAGTCCACCACCGCCGCTGCGGCGAGCGGCGTTGGACGAGATGTAGTACCCGCCATCGGGGCCCCACTTCGGCCCGAGCCCGGCGCCACCTCCTCCGACGCCGGTGGAGTCAGCACGGTTGAAGTCGTCGCTGAAGATGCTGGACGCGCCACGTACGGGAAGACGCCGCACCGGAAGTCATCGATGTACTGGGGCCAGTTGTCAGCCGAGATGCCGGTGTAGTGGCCCGTCGTGATGGTGCTGTCGGTGGTCGACAGCACGAGCGCATCGGCGGCGTACAGACGCAGCGCGGTGCCCTGGACCTCCAGTCGCACCCGCCCCGTGAAGTTGGGGTGGGTGTTGTTGGCCTCGGTAACGATCTCCGTGGTGGGCGCCGTTGGACGCCATGCGCCCGATCACGAACCGTCCATCGAAACCCCGGTATGCCCCGAAGTAGTGGATGTTGGCGTGCCGGTGAGCACCGTGCGCCGGGCCAGCAGAGCGAGGAACCCGTAGCACTGCAAGAAGTTCCCCTCGACCCAGTGGTCGTCGGCGCCGAGGTCGGTCAGGAAGATGGAGAAGTCGTTGGGCATCCCTGTCGGGTGGTAGGCGGCGAAGCGGTCGATGTTCCAGTTCGCCTCCGACGACCACCCAGCACCCAGCGCCCCCACACCGGTGGCGTTAGCCCGATCGAAAGTGTCGCTGTAGGTGGTGCCGCCGCCAGCGGCGACACCCTCCACCGCTCGATAGCCACCGCTCTCCAGGAGATAGCCACCTATGCCCTCCAGCATGCGTGCGTCGCTCATGTCAGCGTCTTCCAGGCCGAGCCGGTCCAGACCTTGATGGGCTTCTCCACCCAGGCACTCCCCGTCCACACCTTGAGCGGCTTCGCAGTGAACGCTCCTGAGAGGTAGACCTTGGGTCGGCCACCGGCAGCGACGTCGATGCGGTTGAGGCTGTTGACATACGTGTACTGCGGATCATCGGCAACACCCGATGACTGGATTGCCACCAGCCGGATGTTGACCCCTCGGAGCTTCGGCACCAGCGTCGAGGGCAGCGTCATGCTGGCCGCGATGTCGGTCCAGTTGGTCCCATCAGCGGAGTAGTCGACCCCAGGGTCGTTCCGGTGAGACGGAACCGCATGTAGGGCATCGTCGTCCGGTCGTACGTGACGAGGGAGCCTTGGTTCGTCCCGCCGTTCTCCTGCCTGACCGTCCGCAGCGTCATGCCCGTCGTGTCGAAGAAGATGCGGAATCGCACGGCGTTGGAGTTGTCGACCCCACGCTGCAACTTCGAAGTACCGGGTGTTGTTCGACGGCGGCAGCGCCGCCATCGCACCGAAGTGGACGATGAGAGACGACTCGGTGAAGTCATACGCGGCGATCGAGTGGGTGATCTCGCCGTTGACGATGGTGTTCGAGTTGAAGCTGCCCCGAGACGATGCCTGGTGTCCCCTGCACGGTCGACCAGGCGGTAAGGACGTCGAACGTCTCAGATGCCGTGGAGATCTTGGGGTACGTCGTCGTAGTGACTGGGCTGGTCACCGCCGACGTGGTGGATCCCGAAGCGTTGGTGCCGGTGACCCGGAAGTAGTAGGCGGTGCCCGGATGAGCCCCGTGGCGTTGTAGCCGGTCTGGCCGGTCTGGGCAGAGGCGACCGTCGTCCACCCGGTCGAGCCGTCCGGTGAGGACTCGATGAGATACGTCGGGGCGGGGTAGGCCCCGGTGTCGGCAGCCCAGGTGAGGTTGATTGCGGTCTGGGCCGGGCTACCGGCGGCAGCCGTAACGGTACGAGCAGACGGTGCAATCGGAGTCGGTGGTTGCAGCGCGAAGACGATCGCCACCGAGTCGCCAGCGCCGCTGGGTGGGTTGAACGTCTGCGCTCCGCCCGCCGTGACGACCTTGTACTGGATCGTCTGGCTGACGTTGGTGAGTGCCGAGCCGCCCGTGGTGTAGTCGATGGTGCCCCCGCACCCACGCGCCGTTGAGGGTGTCGATGTCGTCACCGAACAGCGCGTTGTTCTCGCAACCGGCGACGCCGATGACGATGTCACCGGCCACCGGGGCGGTACCGCACCGTGACCGCAGACGGAGCGCCACCCGTGGACACTCCCGATACCACGGTGCCTCGCAGAGTGTCAGACACCTCGGTCAGGGCGATCGCCATCACCGACTTCGCCACCGTCGCCGCACTGAAGGTGACCGTGATCGCCGTACCGCTGGCGAACCCGGTCGCCGTGAACAGCGTGTAGCAGTAGACGAAGATGCCCGCCCCAGCCGTGGCCGTCGCACCCGACTGCGAGGCAGACCCGGCGCGGTTCGTCCACGTCCCCCCCACCGACCGCCGTGATGCTGCTGATCGTCGGAGCAGCGGCGGTGGCGTTGTCACAGGTGATCGCCATGATCACCTCGCTGTTCGCCGGGGCGGCAGCGGTCGTGGTGACGACGATGGTGGTGGCCGAGGTCTTGTTGTCGGCAAACCCCAAGGTGGTGGAGGTGACCGCCATCGGCTACGTCGTGTCGATCCAGATGTCGTTGGTCACTGGCGACGACGGTGCGCTGGTGCCGACAGTGATCGGCGGCGAGGTGTACCCGGCGGTGATCGACGCCCCGTTGGCCCACAGCGATCCAGCGCCTGAGCGGTGCACGACGGCGAGGGTGGCGTAGGTGGTGTTGTCGGTCGGCGCAGCAGTCAGTTCGTAGAGCCGCCAGTTGGCCGAGTTGGCTCGGTCCTGGATGTAAAGACGATCACCGACCGTCCCGGCGAGGAGGCGGGTCTTGAGGTCGACGCCCGAGCGACTGGTGTAGTTGACGTAGATTGGCGGTGGCCGAGGCGGGGGTGGCGTTGTTGATCCCGCAGCCCGTTGGTGGAGGTGCCCGCCGCCGTGGCGGTGTCGAACAGGAAGCCGAACAGCGGTCCGCTGTTGGCAAGCGGGATGACACCCGCCGGTGCACGGCCCGCGTGTTGTCGGTGCCGGTCAGCGTCTCGGCGGCGGTCGCCAGTTCCACTCGTCCTGACACCGTCTCGCTAGCTGCGGCGATCGCCGTGTTGAGGTACGTGACGAACTCGGCAACCGTGATCTTCTTGTTGGTGCCCGTCGCGGCCATCGTCGTGTCGGAGACGTCCAGGATCTCCAGCAGATCGGTGCTGGCGAGCGCAGCAGCGAGGATCGCCGTGAGCGCCGACAGCTTGGTGCCGGTGACGGGTGCCGCCACCTTGGGCGGCGACGAACGTCGCCATGTCGGACAGCGACATCTTCTTGTTGGTGCCCGTCGCCGCCATCGTGGTGTCGGAGACGTCTCGGACCTCGATCGCGTCGGTCGTCGCCGCAGCGGCTGCCGTCAGTGCCGTCAGATCGCTGATCTTGCCGGGCACGTCAGTCCTCGGTGAGCGTCAACTGCCCCGCTGCGAAGCTGGCCGTGTCACCGTTGTTGACGACCTTCGCCGCCGTGAGGGAACCCCACATCAGCATCGTGCCGCCGGTGACCGCCGACATCAGGCGAAGCCGGTCGACGGTGCCCCAGTTGGACGAAGCGGTGGGGAAGGTGACCACGGCGTTGGTGGTCACCGAGCCGGCAGCGGCGCGGCCCACTTGTGCCACGGAGCAGGCGACACGGGCGTAGGAGCCACCGGTGACCTCGGTGCCCGCCGTCGAGTCGGTGGGGTCAGCGGTGTACAACGCCAGGAACGGCGTCATCGGCGTCGAGGTGAAGAGCGTCGTCGCCTGACCAGTGGTGAGCTTGAGGATCTCAAGCTCATAGGCGTCGGACTTGGAACCCATGGTGTCTCCTTACGGGGCGAGTCTGAGGTAGAGGGGTGTCGGGCTGGGGGTTGACGGGAGGCCAGTCGGCGTAGGCCACAACCACCACCGGCGTGCCACCTTCTGGACCCGGAGGGCCCGGGAGGGCCCGTGGGCCCTGTCGTGCCCGCCGTGACGTTGACCGGTGTGCGCGGGCCGACCGTGACGATGTTCGGCGCGCCCTTGCTGACGACGACGTCAACGCTGCTCATGGCACCCTCCCGTTCGGGCCGACGACCCAGCCCTGCGTTGTGATGGCCGGAACCGTGTAGTCGCCATAGAGGGGCGGGATCTGGTCGACCGGGAGTTCGTCGGTGGCCGTCACGCGCGGGCACGATGTAGCAACGGCCCCACAGCCACGTACGAAGGGCGTCCGGCGGTGGCCAGTCGGCCACATCGACGTCATCCGGCTTGGGGAAGCGGCTCCAGTCTTCGAGGGCGATCGAGTACAACTCCCAGCGGAAGCAGCCGCTGTAGACGTTCTCGGTGCGCGGCAGGAAGCACTCCACCATCGTGTACTCGTCGGCCTCGGTGGCCCCCGGGTGGTACACGGCCTTGGTGACGAAGTCCCCGATCAACGACGAGCGGTAGTTGTGCCAACGACGGATCTGCGCGTACCACACGTAGTTGAGAGCCATGTCGTCGCTGAGCACGGCCGGATCGTTGAAGTAGAAGGGGATGACGATGTCATCGCCCTGCCAGAAGATCAGGTCGACGGCCGCCGGCGTCTGCCGCCAGATGATGTGGCCGTCCTCTGATAGCTGGGTATCGGAGTTGCTATCGACATCCTCGCCGGAGACGAAGGGAATCGAGGTGTGCAGCGTTGCCGCCGGTATCAACTCGGTCGCCTCTTGCAACATCTGCGTGCCCGTGCTGATGCGTGCTGACGCCGTCCCAGCCGAAGCGGAAGGATCCGAACTCGCTCATCTCAGCCCTTCACGTACGCGTAGATGGCGAGGTACGCCGGGGTGAACGGGACGGCGGCACCGCCGCCCACGGTGTCCTCGGAGACGCTGTGGGGGTGGGCCGGGATGGGGTCGATCGTCGCCTGGTGGTCGTGGTCGCCCTGGTCGTCCATGCCGTGGCCGTGCTCGGAGCCGGCCGAACTCACCGTGATGCCGGTGAGGGCCGGCCGAGTCCACTCGGCCATCTCGACCGACCACGTGTGGCTGCGGTCGTTGAAGTAGGCGTCGATCTTGTTCCGACCGCCGTAGGCGGCGCAGATGAAGCCGCCACCGAGGATGTGGTCGGCCCCGTAGTGGGCGTGCCCGGGGTCATCGAGGTTGTGCCCGTGGGCCCCGCCGAAGACGTTGTGGCGGTGGATGCCGTTGCGCGAGATGCGGACCTGCGGCTGGGCGCCACCACCTTGCTGCACGACGGTGTTGTGCTTGTGCAGCGGCATGTTGGGGATGCCGATGGTGAAGCTGTTCGCGCCACCGAGCCGGCCGGCGTCGTCGGGGCTGTAGAGCAGCACCCGGCGGCGGGCGTCAGGCAGCGCCATCGTGCGCGGACCCGAGGGCGGCGTGTTGATGTAGATCGACAGCGCTGGGATGTCGAACAGCGACAGGGCCTCGACCTCGGTGACGACCGAGCCATCGAGTGCGATCCAGCCCAGCGGCGTCATGTAGCTCGGCGCCTGGAGGCTGGTGATCACGGTGCCGGTGGGCACTGACGACCTGAGGGTGGCGATCTCCTCCCAGTGCCCGCCTTGGTGCACGTACACCTTGCCGCTGCTGGTGTGGGTGAAGAGATCGCCCGTGGCCCCGGAGGCGTCGCTGGGGAGCGCTGAGGCGTTGCGGAGGTTGGAGCCGGTGACCTTCTCCGTGGCGTAGATGTTCTTCGCCGAGCCGATGGCACCACCGGCGTAGATCGTGTTGGTGACCTGGAGGTCCGGCGTGATCTGCAACGCACCGGCGGGGCCGAAGTCGACCCCGCTCGATCGAGACGTCGGCCTCCCACGTGGTCTTGCCTGCACCATCGACCCGGAAGAGATTCCCTGAACCATTCCGGTTCACCACAAGGTCGGCGTCGGGCGAGAGCTTCGTCTTCAACGAGTCGGCAAGCATGTTGCGCTTGTCGATGACGTTGTCGCTGTAGTCGGAGCCACCGACCGCGGCGAACACCGAGGCGAGCACGGTGACGTTGAGCGGTGGGTCGGGGAACACCGGATCGAGCGATGGCGACCCGGCGACGGTCACGAGCTTGCCGGTGCTGTCGACGCCGACGAGGTCGAAGCGCGACTGGGTGCCGCCGGCACCGACGTCGGTGTTCTGGCCCGCCACGACGTCCACAAGGACGCCGTTGACGAGTGCGGTGCCGGCGGTGTTCGACGCCGTCGTGCCGCTGACCGTCACCAGGCAGCCGCTCAGCACCCCCCAGCGAGCGTTGCCGGAGATGTTGAAGTCGATCCGATCTGGCTCAGCCAGTTCAGGCTTGGTGACGTCCTGGGCGTTGGGGACGAAGAACCCCTGGTGCAAGACCGTGGGGCGCGCCATCGGATCTCCTCGTTGCTAGTGGTACACGGCTCCGAGCGAGTCGAGGTACATGCCGATCCCGATGGGGACTCGGTAGATCTTCCCCTCCTCCAGGTGGTAGTGCACGTGCGGGTTGCCGTACGTGAACTCCTCGATGGTGCGACCCATGCGGATCTGCACCATCCCATCGTTGTCGGGCTGTTGTGGTTGGACCTGGACTCGTTCGACTTCGATCTCGCGACTGCCGAAGCCAAGGTCAGACGGGCGAGTCACCTCGTCCTGCTCATCTCCGGCTTGGGCCTGCTCTGGTTCCTCGGGCTGTTGAGTTGTACGTGGGGCCACGATCGGTGCTCCTGGTGATAGCTGGCTATGGCGAGACTACGACTCTCGCATCGACTCCAGGTGGGTGAGCAAGGTGACTCGGCCTTGCCCGCCTCTCGGCGGCGATGACTTCATCCAGATCCTGGGGGTTGTCTTCGACGTAACCGATGACTTCGGTGACCGTGTGATCACCGGGTCGTAGCCCTCCTCATCGGCGTACTCGACGTCGGGCTCGGGCTCATCCGCTGCCAATGGATCCACTCCCACCGTCTCGACGGTGACCTCGTGCTTCTCCGTGTCTCCCTCCGGATATGGGTGGAAGTGCACGGAACCGGGGGTGACGTCAAGCTCTTCGGGCTCTGTCCCGTCGTTGTAGTTGACCCTGACCCTCATCCGATCGCTCCTGCCTTCGCCTGGATGCCCATCACGTAGGCGCCGGCCGGCGGGTGTCCGGTCGAGGTGACCGTGCCGGTGGCAGCCGCCGAGGTGACGTTGCGTCACCTTGGCGTACGAGAACGTCGTCGTCGTCGTTGCCGTCACCGTGTAGGTGCCGTTGAAGGTGGCGTCGACACCGGCGAGCGTCACGACGTCGCCCACCTCGATGCCGTGCGCGGCGGCGGTGGCAAGGTCGCCACGTTGTTCGTGAGCGCCTTGTTGGTGATCGTGGACACCTGGTTGGGGATGGTGAGGGTGACGACCTTGGTGCCGGCCACCGAGTAGACGACCGAGATCGGACCCTTGCTGTCGGCCTGGCTGGCCGGCGTGGCGTTGGCGCCGAAGGTCCAGTCGTAGTCAGCCGCCGGTCGGTGGACGGGTCGGTGAGAGGTTCCACGCCAGACCGTTGGCGGGTTGGCGAGGGCGTTGGCCGGACCGGCTTCGCCCACGCTGGAATCATCGTGTGGGGGCCGTGAACGGCAACCATGCTCATGCGTGCTCCTTGTGGGCTGGTTGGTCGGTGCGGGTGGGGCCACGGTGTGCACGGTGGCCCGCACCCGCTGCGCGATGATCAGTTGGTGACGATCTTCACGACGGAGGACTCGGTGATGACGCCCCAGCCCCAGATCGAGTACCACGCCAGAGCGTGCTCACGACCGAAGTCGAGCACGCCGCCGTCGCGGAGTTCGACCGGCAGGCTGATGGCCTGACCGAACGCGTTGTCACCGAGCATGATGGCCTCGTAGGCCGACGTGCTCGGGCCCCACGGCGCACCCCAACCGGGCACCGCGACGTCGTCAGCGTCGTAGGCGAGGCCAGCGGCCCCACCGTCCGATGCCGAGTTGTACGGCGGCACGTCGGCGTGCCGGCGACCGGCTGGAGGATGTCGGGGAACGTGGCGTCGCCACCGGCGGCACCGAGCGACGTGCCGCGCCAGTCCGGGTTGTTCGGGTTGGGCGTGGTGACGGCACCACCCGGCAACTGGAGGTACGGGTCGGTGGTGTCGGTGCCCACCGGGGTCCCGATCTGCGTCGTCTCGATGAACACGACATCGTCCAGACGCCCGATCTCACCGAGCATGAAGTTGCCCGGGGCGGCGTACTTGGTGACCTCGATCCACTCCGGGCGTGTCACGCAGCTTGCGGCTCTGGTGCGGGTGCACGAAGCACACGTACGTCTCACCGAGGCGGGGCACGTTCTTGGTGGCGAGCACCTCGACGGCGTCCTTGATGGAGTACGGGTGGAGGATGTACCACGACGCCGGGGTGGCTGCGGCGCCGGTCACGGCCGACACGTTGGCAGCGACGGTGCCGGGCTCGTAGATGCCGTAGCCGACGTTGATGGCCGAGGGCTTCTGGTAGCCGAACACGACGCTCGACGCACGCTGGAGGGTGGCACGTGCCTGCCCGTCCATGTACAGCGCCATGTTGCGCCCGAGGAGCCGCGAGGCCGAGGCCATCACGTCATCGAACGAGGCGTTGAGGAGCAGTTCCGACACCGCAACGGCGAAGCCCTGCTCGGCAACCGTGATCGCGTACTGGTTGGCTGAGATGGCGTGGGTCTTCATGCGAACGCCCTCAGCCAGAGGGCCCGCCGGGATCGGCAGGTTGTTGTAGCGCATGAAGTTGACAGTCAGGCCGGGCATCGTTCCCAGTTCGGTCTTCTTGACCGCGAACTGCTCGAAGCGGAGAACCGGCATCGACTGGAACAGGATCTCCTTCGACCAGATCGTCTGGATCGCGGGGCCCATCATGGTCGAGCCAGTGGTCACCCCCGTTCCGTAGCCGACCGCTGTGTTGTCCATCGTGGCGAACGCGTTGTAGCCACCAGGGACGTCGTACTGGCTGAGGGGGCCACCCGTGGACAGGCGCGTCGTACCAGTGATCCCGGAGATCACCGGCAGTTCGCCACCCAGGCTCTGACCGGGCATGTTGTTAACTCCTTGGGGCTACCGACCCCGTCGTTGTTGTTGGCTAGCTGCCTGTAGGAGTTGTGTCCGGTGACGCTTGTACGTGTCCATGTCCATCGCCTCGATCTGTTCGGGCGACAACTGTTCGTAGCTCGGTAGTTGTTCCAGTGGGCCTACGGGTGGGGTGCTCGGCATGACGCCGCCCCGGAACGGCTGCTGCTGCTGTTGAGCCGCAGCCGCAAAGTTGGCCGAGATGACCTCGGACCGTTGCTTGATGATCTCGATCGACTGATCGATCTCCTCGGGCGTGCTTCCCGAGACGAAGTCACGAAGGTCAGGCAGGATCCACTCCTGTTCCTGCTCCACGCGAGCACGACGGTACTCCATCAACTCTGTGAGCCGGCGTTCTTGGTCGAAGATGGCTCGCTCGGCGGCGGATGCTTGCTCGATCGCATCCAACCGCTCCTTCCACTCCTGATCCCGCTTGTCGATGAGGGCACGGAGATCCATCTCCTGCTCCTCCTTCTCCTTGCGGGCAACCTCGGCCTCATCGGCCAAGCGCTGGCGCTCGGCGCGCTCGGCCTCGCGCTCTTCCAGGACGGACTTCAACTGCGTGCCCATCTCATCGAGCCGGCCGTAGAGCTTGTCCTTCTCCTGCTGGCGGAACGCCTCGACCTCTTCGGCCGTGAACAGGCGCTCCTGCGGTTGCTGCGGAGGTTGCTGTTGCTGTGGCGGCTGCTGTCCGGTCCAGTCATTGGCCTGACGCGGCTGTGCCGGATCAACGCCGACCAGGAACCCGTTGCCGGAGTCGACAACGGTGCTGCCGGGCGGTGGCTGCTGCTGCTGGACGGTGTTGTCCTGGAAAGTCATCTGTGCGTAGTCCCTCGCTGTGCCCCGTGTAACCCCATATTCATAGCACTGCCTCCATAGGTAGCTATCAACTGCCTCTTAGAGACTCATGCCGTGTCGTCCGACCCGAAGTCGAGGATCTGCGGCGGCATGATGCCGTACGCAAGCTGCTGAACCTCCTGTGCGAGGGCCGGATCGACAGGTGGCTGGGCAGGAACGGGGTTGCCTTCCTCGTCCTGGCCCATGAGCGGTTGGCCATCGGGCGTCATGCCCGTCGCCATCATGTTGAACGCCGCCATCTGGCTGCGGATGAGGTCCAGAGCACCCTGCTCCTTGGTGTCTTCGAGCACTTCTTCGAAGATCTCACGCAGCTTCTGATCGGGGAACTGCTCGCCCAGGTCACGCAGCGCTCCACGACGCGACTCCAGGTTCATGGCCATCATCGCCTGGATCTCGTTGATCTTGATGAGCTTGTCCATCGGCATCGGGGAGGTCCACTCCACCGACGTCCGGTAGCTCACCGTCGTTCTTGGGGTCCAGCTGCGGCATCTGGTCGGGCGCGATCTGGAGGCTCGACAGGTACGGGTTGTAGACCGTCAACTCCGGCGCGAACAGGAACGCCGTCTTGATGATCAACTCGTTCACCCTTCTGGAAGAACGGGGATGTACTGCGTCTTCTTGCGCTCGTGCTTGAGCATCAGAGGCTGGTACTGGAGGGCCAGCGCGACGCCTGACGTGTTGCTGATCGGCTGGAGGGTGCCGAGCGCCGTAGCCGGCACACCGGTCATCTCGTGCATCGCCTGCTTGAGCAGTTCCATGTAGCCCAACGGACCCGTGAAGTTCGTCTCCAACTCCAGGTTCTGGACCTTGGCCTTGTCACTAGCCGATGGCCCAGATCTTGCGCGGACCCTTCTCCAGGTTCGACGCCTTCGCACCGGTGATGACGGTGACTGGGGCAACGTGGTAGTTGATGATGTCGGAGATCTCAGTTGCCTTCTCGTTGTACTCCCGGTTGAGGGGGATGATCTCCTGGATGTCGGAGAGCCCCCACGGCGACGACGAGACGGCGTAGTTCTGGGTGTAGACGATCGGGATCTCGCCAAGCTGGTTGGGCCGGCGGTCGATGAGTTCGTCGTTGATGTACTCCTCGATGGTGTCCTCGGTGATGAGTTCGACGTACGTCATCACCATGCGGGTGCCATCGACGGCGGTGCCCCAGAACTTGTACTTGAGCTTGAAGCGGATCATCCGCGTAGCGGTCATGCGGGTGCCACTCGGGGAAGCAGAACGCCGGGTTGAGCGGCAGGATGCGGATCCGGCCCTCGTGCGGCACCTGCGCGGAGTCCATGTAGGGCGGCTCGTATGCGACCTTGGCGAACACGTCGCCCGAGACGGATCCCTGCTGGCCGATCTCGTTGAGCACGGCGTGCTTGTTGTTGTGGACCTCCCACACCTCCTTGAGGAGGTAGGGAACGATCGCACGTGTGGCCTCGGGGCTGGAGAAGTAGATGCCGTTGCCGAAGGAGAAGTTGACCAGGAAGTCGCTGAACGCTCGGACCCAGTTGAAGACGAGTTGCGGCTCACCGATCTCGCGGCGGTAGGCCCAGTGGTGCCGAGGAACCACGCCCAGTTGTTGGCATAGCGGTTGAGCCGCGGCCCGTGGACCTCGAACTCCTCGTCGGCTAGCTCGACCAGCCCGAGCGGGCTGATGGCGACGGTGAGATCGCTCGCGGCGGCACGATAGGAGGGGGGATAGAACGCTATGCCCATCGTTCACGACCTACCTGGCGGTTGGGGTGCCCCTCACGTCGAGGGGCCGGCATCGTCTCGAAGGCGTGGTACGCCTCGAAGCGGCGACTTGCTAGGCGTTCCTCTTCGGTCATCGCAGAGGGGTTCCACTCGCCGGTGTCGATGCGGCGCTGGTAGCTCTCCTCGGGGGTGAAGCGCTCGTGCGGCTCGACGGGCATCAGGGCTTCTCCCACTCACGGTCGTCGGGCCCGGCCGACTCCGGCCCGTAGCCCGGCCACAGACCGGCGACGTCACCGGTCGCCTGGAACTCCGCGAACTGGTGCGGATGGAGCACCGTCATCGGAGAGCGGCCCTTGTTCTCGTGGGTGCCCATCACCCAACGCTTGGCGTTGCTCTCGATCTGGCGCCCGAGCTTGGCGTGCAGCGCTGGGTCGTACGGCGGAGCCGGGGCGCCAGCGGCACGCACACGTGCGGCGTCGATGTGCTCCTGAGGCGTGTGCCGCGCACCGCCGCGGGTGTTGAGCTTGCTGAGATCCCCCTTGTAGGGGTTCTTGTCGCCGTACGCCCCCATCAGAACAGGCTCAACTGCTGCGGGCCCTTGCGCTGGACCTTCTTCTTGGGCTGCTCCTCGATGGCCTTGCCGGCCTGACGGCGGGCCTCGGTCCAGCCCGCCGGCCTGCACGCCGATCGCCGGCACGATCTCGCCCGAGCGCCGCGACAGCGTGCGGGCAGCGCGCTGCGTGGCCTCGTTCTGCCAGGCGTGCATGAGCGCCGAGTCACCGGCCCCGGCGATGCCGGGGACGGCGCGGATGTACTTCTGATTGGCCGAGCCACCCTCGCCCACGGAGAACTTGGCCGGCGACTGCATGGCAGCGCGACCCTGGCGTCCCGGGATCGGCATGGCCGGCAAGCTCTGGCCGGTGGAGATCGCTTGCTGCCACGTGTCCTCGGCGGTGGGCGCATCGGGCGCCAGCGGGCCGTGTGTGGCCCCACGAAGCCCCATCAGGTCCATGCGCTGTTGGCCTGGCAACTCGCCGCCAGTGGCCACGTGCATGCGCTCCATGAACTCGGTGTGCTCGGGGCTGCCGTGCTCGCTCATGGCGATGCCGGCGTGGTAGCTCCAGACCTTGGGTGAACGTGCGCGGATCGATCGCGCTGGCGACGGGGGTCTTGCCCCGCAGCACGTCGACCGCCTTGACGATGTTGCCCTTGACGCCACCCTTGGCCACGGCGCCGAGGTCGAAGCGGGTCGTGCCCACCTTGGCCCGCACAGCGGGCTCGGAGAGCGCCGCGATGTGCTCGGGCGACAGGTGCTTGGGGTGCACGGACTCCCCGGCCAAGCCACCAGGACGGGGTGCTCGGACATGTCGGTCGGCACCCGTACGCGGGCGTAGGGATCGGTGTGAGCGGTTGCCAGTGCACTCACCGCCTGCAACTCCTGCTCGGGGTTGTTCTGCGGTGACATCACGGCGCTGGCGGCGATGACGCGGGACTTGTCCACGCCCGACACGGCGGCGACCTCGGCCAGCCGCTTGTGGTGGTTGAAGTACCAGCCCTGGCCACTGTCGGTGCCCTGGGTGCGCGACCGTTCGGCGCCTTGCAGCGTCAGGTTCACGCGACGGCTCGCCGCGCCGGCGTGGGTGATCGGCTTGTCCTGGAGGTGCGGCGTGAGCGCTGTCAGCGACGTCTGACGCTGCTGGGCCTTGGCCCGAGTGCGCTCGTTGCCGGCGCTGGCCTCGGTGCGCTGGAGGCGGCTCATCTGCGCCCCCACCCCCGACGCTCCCATGCCGAGCGCACGTACTTGCCCGGAGAGATGCTGCCTCGCCGGTGCAGGCATGTCTGCCACTGCATGGCCTTGTCGGAAGGTGGGGGCGTCAGTCCACGATTGGAGATTCGTGCCACTATCACACTCTCCCCGTTAGAATGTCCCACATGGAGCGGTCGAAGTGGGACAAGATGGGCTCGGCCAAGCCGTGCGGTGTGTGCGGCAAGCGAGCCGTCACGGTCACCGACGATGGCTGGCGCTGCGAAGAGCACAAGCTGACCGAGGCAGAGCGAGTCCGCTTGGTCCAGCTAGCGCAAGGCGCACAGTTCACGGGATCGGCCCGCCGCCTGCTGGGCGAGTTCGCAGCCGAGCGGGGATGGACAGATGAAGTGCTCAACACTGTCCTCATCGCTCACGACGAGCCCCGCAGACGATTCTGCCGCCGCTTCGACTCCAGCGACGTGACCCCCGTGTGCTTGGGCAATGTCGGCCCAGGTGCGAGCGTCCTCGGGGTTGCCTGGCGTGATGTCACCCGTCATCGCCTTGGCGTGATACGGGTTGTCGACGTCGCCCACGTAGCCCTCGTCGGCGCTGCCCATCACGCCGAAGGCGATCTCGTTGCCGCGCAACGTGGCGTGACGGGCAGCGACATCGCCGGCCGGGGATGTGGGGTAGGCCCGCGGAGTGTCGAGATGAGCCTTGCCGCCTTCCTGCCAGCCGCCGAGCATCCGCCACTGCTTGCCGAGTACGTGGGAGCGCTCTGAGGCGTACTGGCCGATCATCTTGCCCGTCGCCGGCAACGGCTGGGCCCGGCCCTCGTTCGGTGTGCCCACCATGAAGCGGTTGGTGGGCACGTCACCGGTGCGGGGATCCGTGGTGAACCCGCCGATCTCGGGGTCGTTGACGGCCCCGGCAAGATGCTCGAACTGGCGCTCGGACAACGTCATCGCGACCGGCTCCGTGGCGCCCGGAAGCCCTTGCTGATGGCGATGCCGCGCCCGTGCTCCAACTCCGGAGAGAGGAACCGCGTCGGGCGCAGGTGGGTGGGCAACTCGTACTTCTCCATGAACTTCTTGTGGACGCTGTCGAGGAGGTCGGCGTCTCGTTCAGCATCTCGTAGCCCGTGAGCGTGGTGTCGGTGGGCTTGATCAGGTACTTCCGATGTTCGACGGAGGCCGTCCCACAGACGCCGAGTCCTGTGGGACAGCACGCTCCGTCGGCGTCCTGGTCTGCACAGCGGGGGCCCGTGCTTGCGACATCAGCCCTGGGAGGTTGGGCTGGAAGACGGCCGACTTGCCCCCGGTGGTCCACCACCAAGTGTGCGACGACCACCAGGGATGCCGATCGTCATGAACGGCTTCTTCTTGGGCTTGGTCTTGGCCTTGTCGGCCATGGAGCTAGTCCTGGACTTGCGCTGGGTTGACGCGGATCAGCCGCGTCTCGGAGCCCAGTTCCATCTCCCACTGCGGGCCCTTGTCACCGATCGACGCGCCGATGACGAAGTCGCTGAGCATCGTCGGGGCCTCGATCCACGACGCCGAACCCACGTGTGCGCGCTCACGCATCGTCTCGGCCGGGTCCTTGCGAACGGTGAACGGACGGCCACGACCATCGCCACCGGGGTCGCCGTAGGCGCCCATGCCGAAGTCGTTGGGGATGTCGGTGTCGGTGGCAACGCCCTCTTCGAAGCGCAGCGGACCACGCCGAGCGTTGTTGACAGCGATGGCGTGCTCGTAGCCGCTCGCGGGCTGGTAACCACCCATGCGGGCCTCCTTAGATGGGTATCGAGCCGAGCATAGACCGCTATCACTCAGCGCCTGTAGAACGGGCTGTTGATCTGCTCGACGTAGGGCACCGTCTCGATCATCGAGCAGGCACAGGCGAGCGCCGCCGAGTCGACGTAGTCGTCGTGGGCGTCGCGCTCGTTGGGAGCTTCGATGAGGAGGTACTGGCCCTTCATCACCTTCTCGGCGTCCACCATCTGCTGGCGGAACCGACGCCACACCCTGGTCCGGCGGGCCTTGGAGTGTCCTGGGTACACGAACATCTTGCGCTGGATGAGTTGGATCAAGTGCTGCCAGCGCTCGCTCTGGTTCTTGGAATCTGACGAGAACGCCGTCACCTCACAACGAGAACCCATCAGACGCTTGAAGCGATCGGCCACGGCACTGCCCATTCCCTGTGCATCCACCCCCACGAAGGCGACGTTGTAGGGGTCGAGGAAGTCCATGATCTCCCAGTACTGCTCCTCCCACTCGGTGTTCTGGATCTCCTTCCAGTTGAGGATGCGGTGCTCGCGGTAGCCGGCGGGATCGGGGAAGTCCCAGTCGACCCACATCACCGTCACCACCGTGGAGTCCTTCACCCGAGCGGGGTCAATGCCGACGACGACCGGCGTGCGAGTCCAGCCGTGCACCAACTGCATCGAGGGGTCAGCGAGGAAGTCAAGGTCGTCCTCGGTGATGAGCATGCCTCGGTCGAGCATCCATCGCAGGGCGTAGGACATCTGGAACTCTTCCGAGTCCTCACCGATGCGGCGCTTCTCGTTCTGCACGAAGCGGGCGTAGTCAGGGTTGTACTTGCTGACGACCCGGTAGTCGAACTCGAAGTGGTTCTGGCGGGCCCGGCGCGCCGTCTGCCGGCGCTTGTTGAGGTTGATGGCCTTGTAGAAGTCGCCCTTGTGGTACCCGGGCGTGCCGATCTTGACGATGCTGCCGGCGTAGAAGCTGAGCATCGGGTGGATGCTCTTGCGGATCACGCCTCGTCGGCGTCCTGGCACTCATCGATCACGATGATGTGATAGGAACTCCCCTCGATCTTGGCTCGGGGGTTGGCTGTTTGACGACGGGCGAAGGAGCCGCCCCTGAGCCGGATCAGCTTCGACTTGCCGTCGACGCGCTCATCGATCTCGGGATCGAGCAGCATCTTCTGCGCCTGCTCGCTCGTGAGGCGGGTGACGATGCGTCCGAACACGATGTCGGCCTGGTCCTCGACGGGGGCGAAGATGCCCACCATCACGCCGCGGCGGAAGCGCTCCAGGATGGGGAACGTGAGCGCCAACTTGGGCAGCAACACCATGCACCCCGACAGCACGGTGGCGATCGTCTCCGACTTGCCAGACTGCCGAGCTTGGAGGCCGGTGATCTCCTCGGCGTCCTTCAAGATCAACGACTCGATGATCCGGTAGGCCACGGCGCGCTGGTAGGGGAACAACTCGAACCCAGCCAACTCCTCGCAGAACAGGATGATCCGCTGGATGAGTTGGTCCACGAACCCCGCCATGTCGGGGTCGAGGTCGATGATCTCCTCGGGCTCCTCGTCTACGAGCAGCGCGGGATCAACGTCCTCTGGTTCTTCGTCGGGCGGCGCGTAGCCAAGATCAGTGATCAGTGCCACGTAGCCAGCATGTCACCCCCAGAACGAGAAGAAGGAGCCGGCTCAGACCAACTTCCGGGTCGCGACCCGGAAGTTGATCTGAACCGACTCCTCTTCCCGAACCGATGACCGACCCCTGACAGCCCGTCACCTTGATGAACACTCTACCGGCGACTCCGTTTGGCTGCAACGGTTCTGTAGTCCTCGTAGTACGCACTGGACTTCTCCGTGCAACCCACCCCAAGACACCCCTTACGCCTGCGGTAGAGGGAAGCGTGGGGACATGTGGTGGAATCGCTCTCTGGATCGACGCCGCAGACGCCACGCTCAGACACGACGATCGGCAACGCCTTGCGACCCGGCCTCTCGCCCTCCAGCGCAGCGACCCTGCCTTCGAGGGAGGCGACCCTGGACTCCAAGCTCACTCGCGCCACCTCCAGCGCAAGTAGAAGCTGACCCCGGTGAGCACGATCGCCGCTCCGCTGATCACGAGGGAGGCAACCTGGAGCCCGTTCACGATGCGATGGGCGGCGACACCACGATCCGGTACACCAGACCGTTGGGGCCGAGGCCGTACAGGTTGCCCTCGGCGTTCGGCTCTTCGAACTGCCAGGACACGCCGTCCCGATGGGCGCACGTGTCGCGCATCCCCTCGATCAGGGCCTCGGCATCGGCCTTGGTCTTCGCCTCGTGCCGGCGAGTGGTGAGTTCGTCGTGCATGGGGCCCGTTCGAAGCTCGATGGTGTAATGCTCAGCCACGTCGGGCCACTCCAGTGGTAGTTCGGGTTGTACAGAGGTCATGTTGCAAACCTATCCGTTTCGTTTATCGTTTGCAACGCTGCCGATGCGCTTACGGAGTGCTTTCAGGGCCTCCGTTGCCGTGTCCAGCTTGATCTGGAGGACGCCCAACGTCTTCGCCTTGTCGTCCGGAGTGGGGGACCTGCGGCGGTAGTCCTCCATTGCCACGGTGACCTCCATGAGGTGCGCTTCCAAGGCGCTGTAGATCTCCTCGATCGACCAGCGGTCGAAACGCGTCTCCTCCGTGGGGAGGGGTGGGATCGGGGTCTTGTCCGTCCTGCGCCTCATCGCCACTTCGCCGGCCCCACTTTCCGATCTCGTTGGGCTTGACCCGGGGCATCGTCTTGTGCGGGGCCTCGGAGCGCTCGCAGAGCCCGAAGTGCAGCCCGCTCTCGCGCACCCGCAGACGCCAGCCGTGCGTCGAGCGCCGGAACGGCGGGAGGTCTTCGACCAACCATGCACGGGTCCATATCGACCTATCACCAGGATCATGCTCAATGCCCCAGTACACGGGCCCGACTCCGTGGATCCTGATCACAGGCCCAGCTTGGAATGCGCGTCGTTGCTGGGGGCGTCGATCTCGTCGGGCGTCATCTGGCGGTACTCGTAGCTGTTCATGGCGCTGTTGATGTACTTGCCCTTCGAGGACGCCCGGATGAAGCTGCGGAAGCGCTCGTAGGGCACGTCGAGGTAGATGTACGGCGTGTTGGAGCGGGGCCACCTGACGTGAACTGCACGGTTCTGGTAGTCGTAGCGGATGGCCTCGACACGGCTGCTGTTGACCTCGATCCAAGGCCCACAGTCGTGCTGCTCCTCGTCGTACGCCTCGTCGTGGACGTAGCGGCCGGCGTGGACCTTGCGCTGAGGCTTCTGACCCTTGCCAGTGACCTGCGAGATCTTCTTGGGTGGTGCCTTGGCCACGACCAGATCCTAAGCGCAGTCGTCTTCGTGCTCAGCGAGGGCGTCCAGGCTCTCGCAGACCTTGCCGCACCAGATGCACACGCGCTCGCGCTCCTCGGCCTCCTGGCGCTCCTTCTCGTTGAGCGCCGCCCGCTCGATCTCCTCCCAGGTGCGGATCTTGCGGATCTCGTCCAGCATGTGCGCGGCACTGTTGGCTGGCAGCCCGTCCTCCGTCTCGACCAGGTACACCTTGCCCTGAGCGTCGAGGATGACCTTGTCGCGCTCCTTGGCCAGACCCGTCTCGACGGCCTCGAAGACCTTGGCGTGGAACTCAGGGTCGGTGTGGTAGCGCTGGAAGAAGCGCTCTAGCCACGCATCTCCTCGAAGCCCTGGCGGAAGGATGAGTTCGGCGCTGACCTTGGCCTTGCGGTTTGCTTCCTTGGTCTGCTCGATGTGGAGGAGCCAGCGGGCCTCTTCTGCGACGCGGCGCGCTTGCTCCCCGAGGTGGCGCGCTTCTTGGCGGCGGGCTTTACGCCGACCTGGGCCATCATTGTCTTGAGGATCAAATAGTTGTCGCTGAGCCACTTGTTCTCCGCTCGCAAGGTCTTGACCACCACCAACTCCTCGGTGAAGGCGGGGTCAGCCATCAGGGTTGCGACGGTCATGCAGACCGCTCTGGTGACGACGTCACACTGCTCAGGCGGGACCTGAGTCGCGACGTACGCCGCGATCCTCCTCGCCAGTTCGTCCTGTGGCTCCACCGGTCCAATCGTGGCAGTGCCGCAGTACCCCTCCTGCACGTCGTGGGGGTTCCACGACGTCAGGCCGCAGCGGGGGCAGGTGATGGACGGACCGAACGTGACGCCATCGGCGTGACGTAGTGCGGCGGCACCACGGGCTGTCCACCAGCGTCGAGAACGTGTAGGCGCAGTTCGGGCACTGGCGACCCAGCGCTCGTGGTCGACGTTGATGGCGCGACCGCCAGGGCAAGTGAACGGCGGATCGTTAGCCGGGGGCATGGTCGTCCTCCCATCCGCAGAACACCTCGCGGCAGTACCAGTCGTCGGGCGCCGACGACTCGACCGGTCCACCGCAGCGCGGGCACCGAGGGGAATCGGACGGCGGTCCATCGGCGCTCACAGCTTCATCCACGCCAGCGCTCCCAGGGTCATCAGGCCGATCATCCCCAGGGCGACGAGGAGGAGGAAGTAGTAGTCGGTCGACTGATCGTCGCGATGGGTCGAGGGCCGCTTGCTCACAGCAGGCGCTCCATGATCGCCATCACGGTCTTCTTGAGTTCGTCGTGGTCGTCCTGCAACGTGGCCACCTCGCTCTCCAGTTGCCGGACCTTCTCTTCGAGCGCTTCGATCTGCTCGACCACCCGCCCGTCTGCCATCACCATCAGTCCTCATCCTCCAGCATGACTGTGCACGGCCGCACTTGGCCGATGTGGGTCCAGAACGTCTTGCCGGTGTGCCGGCGAAGCTCGATGTACATGCCAACCGGGCCGCGACGGTCCTTGATGTCGGGCGGCTCGAAGGTCGGCGTGGGGTCCACGACGAAGTAGGTCTGGTTCTTGGTGCCGGTCCAGCGGACCTCCTGGTCCTCCTGCAAGCTCTCCCAGAACGTCCACCACTTGGAGCGCCGCAGGCTCTCCATGATCTCCTGCTGAGGCGTCAGGCGGTGCACAGGAACGTAGGGGTGGATCCGCTTGTGCTCGGCGTTGCACCACTGGCGCAGCGCGCTCTGCGTCTCGGGGGAGATGATCTCGGACTCCATGGCCGTGCTGAGCGACGAGCGGAACAAGGCGATGACCTGATCGATCGTCTCGTCGTCGTCGTCAAGCGTCCAGATGTCCATCAGCCGCTGCCTGCGTTCACCACGCTGCGCGGCGTGCCGGTGACGATCTCCATCGGCTGCTCGGTGTTGGAGCCCTCACAGGCCCAGTCGTTGTAGATCAGGATGAAGATGCGGTCGGTGGTGGTCCACGATCCGATCACCTGCCCGCCGATCGTCACGCACTTGTGCTGCTGGTTGGGGTAGCCATCGGCGCTGACGACGATGGTCACCGGACCGGTGTCGGTCGCCTGGTCGGCCTGGTTCAGGTCTTGGCGCCCGACGTCATCGTCGTCGCCGCACGAGGCGGCGGCGAGGAGGAGTGGGGGGATCAGCAGGAGCAGGGGTCGTTTCATGGTTCATCATCTCCAGGCACTTGGGACAGGTCACGTCGAGGGTCCACACCGTCACGTCCTGGGCCACGACGCCCTTCTCACGGCCGCACTTGGTCGTGATGGCCGAGCCCTTGCGCTCCTTGAGCAGGCAGACGGCGAAGGGCATCAGAAGACCAGGGAGACGCTCTCCCCGTCCTCGGAGATGGCGACGTCCTGGAGTTCCCAGGACCCCGGGCGATCGGTGATCTTGAAGAGGCCCACGGACGTCGAGGTCAGCGGGCATCAGGTCGAGCTTGGTGATCAGTTCGTTGACGGTCATGTTGTAAGCATACCATTCGGAACCGTTTGCAGTGGGCAGTGAGGGGATCGAACCCCCGACCTCTGGGTGTGATCCAGATGCTCTTCCGCTGAGCTAACCGCCCGTGGGCGAGGGGGGGAATCGAACCCCCGACAACCTGCGTGTCATACAGGTGCTCTGCCAACTGAGCTACCCGCCCTTGGAGTGGACGACGGGGGTCGAACCCGCGGCCTCGACCTTGGCAAGGTCGCGCTCTGCCAACTGAGCTACGTCCACGTGGAGACGGCGGGGATCGAACCCGCGCCCTCTGCCATGCCATGGCAGCGCTCTTCCAGACTGAGCTACGTCCCCCTACCTTCCGGGGTCCTCATTGTAAGATCCCCAGTCTGCCGCCACCTTGGCCAGTTCCACCTGATTGCGGTAGCTGGGGAAGTGGTTCCACAGATACTCAGCTATGCGGAAGGTCAGAGGCGAGTATCGGACCGGGGCCGTGTGGACCGCCGCGTTGCTCTCGTCGAGGTGGACGTTCTGACGCAAGCAGTGCCACAGCACCTCGTGCAGAGCCATCTTCTCCGGGATGTTGGGCAGTTCGTGAACGGTCGTCATCGGCCTCTCCCGGTCGTCGGGCAGTGCTTGGCGCAGTAGTAGTACACGTGGAAGCAGGTGGCGCGGTCCCGGCAGCCGAACTTCTCACACCTCTTCACCTCGGTCGGATCGGTCAGGTGGCCCACACACATGCTCATACATGCTGATCCTCCCACGTCTCTCACCGGCCAGCAAGTGCTCCCGTCGCTGCGACCACACGAAGATGACCTTGATGACCCGCTCGTGGTCGCCCAGGCGCAGGGCCATCCTCGGCCTCATCGAGCACCTGGTGGCAGCAGGCGCACCGTTGTCGACGCGCTGGGGCCGCCCGCGTATCTCCTCCTTGTGCTGGCGATGCCAGTCCTTGACCTTGCGGGCCGAGACGTTGGGGAAGTCAGGCGGCTTGGCGCCGCACTGGCAGCCACCGGTGTGGCCCTCGATCTCCTCCCCGGTGAGCCGCGGGAAGTGCAACTGCGAGTGGATCGGCAGGATGTGGCCCTCGTGCAGCAGGTGGTGCCCAGGGATCGGGGGGTTGGGCGTCGCTCACAGATCGGGCAGCTTCCAGGCTTCCTCGCCTGAGAGTTCGCCCTTGGCGCTGGAAGTAGTCAGCGATGTCGAGCAGTTCGGCGCGCACCTTGGGGTCGGGGTGGTGCTCGCCCACCATCGCCACCATCTGGGCGTAGGTCAGCAGGCAGGGCTGGCGAACTTGTCCTGGCGGCGGATCACTACGGCGTCCTTGATGGCCAGCGCCTCCAGGTCAGCGTGCATCCGTTCCTGGTACGCCGGCATGCTGGCGATCCACTCCAGGAAGTCCTGGCGGTTGTAGGTCACGTACTTCTCGTCGGTCGGCATGTCGGGGTCACTCATGGGGGTGCGACTCTAGCCAACAAGCGAACTGCTGCCCGTCGCTCGGGGCGGGGCAACGTGGGGAGTCGTGGGGGAGCAGCGGTCCGATCAGGGCGCAGAGGACGGACGACCCCGGAAGGGATGAGGTCGCGGGGTCGTCCGATCCTGGGATCGGGGAGGAGGGGGCCGGTCGATAGGGGCCGGGATCGCCGTGAGTCCGCCAACGACTGTCGTCCCGCAGTACCCGCAGACTTCGTCTGCGTCGGCCGACGCGTCCCGGTAGATCCGCCACGACCGAGGATGATCGCACGGCGCCTGGTCGAAAACGGTGATGGCCTCTAAGAGATTCTGGGTCGGCGTCAGGGTGCTTGTGGATGTGTTGGGGATAAGCCCGCCACGCCACGCTCTGACGGCGCTGACCAGGTCCCGGAACTGCCGCGCCCGGTCCAGCGGGATCTCGATCATGGCCACGTGCTCCATCGGGCCCTCGGTCAGGTTGTCACTCACCATGGAACCCCAGCATCGCCGCTACCTCGTGCTGGGCCCACTCTCCTGACCAGCGCACCGGCCTCGCCGTCAGCGCCGTGGAGGGACGCCACGAGCCGGGCCTGGACCCCGATGCCGGCGTAGGCGTGGTCAGAGCAGTACGGGACCCCGTTGATGCAGAACCCCGTCTCCGCACCGCACGTGTCGCAGGGGAACACCTCTCGCATCATGGGCTCCATCCTCGCACTACGGGGGGTGACAGCCCTGCGTATGATACTTTCTCTTAGAGAACTGGGCGTCCCCTGGTATGTGACGGACTCCTTACGGTAGGGTTGCGGGCTCGTGACCACGACAAGGAGTTGCTATGAACCGACGACTGGTAGCTGCTGCCGCCGGCCTGGCGGCACTAGCCGGCGCCACCGCATGCACGCCCCAGGAGATACGGCACTGGGTTGCCTGGCACGGCCAGGATCCCGCCGCTGCGGAGGAGTTCGCCGCCCAGCCTGAGGTGCAAGCCTCGCTCGCCAGCGGCGAGCACGAGCAGGCCGCTCCCGAGCCCGAGTACTCCGGACGCGGTGGGTGTGACGGCATCTACGACGAGTTCATCCGCCAAGGCGCATCGAGTGGCGTGGCGTCGCGCTTCGCCTACCGCATCGCCCCGCGTGAGTCTGGCTGCTCGGCGCAGTTCGTCCACGACGGTGACGACTGGTCGTACTCCCGCTTCGGCTTGAACGGCCTGACCGCCGGCCTGCGAGCGAACTGGATGTCGTGGTGCGGCGCTGATGTGCGCTCTGACACCAAGAACCTCAGCACTGATGTGAACTGCGCTCTGGAGGCGTATAGCCGCATGGGCTGGGCTCCTTGGAGCTAGTCACTACGGCTTAAGCGCAGGACTACGCTAATCCTGCGTTGAAGCACTCAACAACGCCCCTGGCGGGGCCCTCGAAAAGGGCCTCTGACCAGGGGCTTTGTGCATACCTGGCTATGGATCGGCGTTTCGAGCCTCTCCGGTAAGGCGCCTGTAAGCCGCTTTCTCCTCCTGTACTCAGCTTCTCCCTTAACTGTCTCCCTGCTGTCCTGCCCTCGTAGGGGATACCCCTACCCCGTATCGTCACTTGTATTGTCCCGCGCATGCGGCTACTCCCCCTTCTGCTTGTGATGCTCTTAGCGACCTCGGCGTGCAGCGGCGAGCGCGACGCTCCGGTGCTTCCCGACATCGGCGGCTCGCCTCCCACGTGGGTCGAGAAGGCGTCAGGCACCACGCTGCCCACCACTACGACCGTCGCCACGACGCCTCCGGTCACCCCACCGGCAACTCCGGACTGGCGCATCAGCCCGCCAACTGTCACTATCTTAGAAGTAGCGCCTCCGTCCGCCGCGGAGACGCCACCGCGGCGCCGCCCTTCTCGGGTGACGACGCCGCCCACGGAGCCGGCGGTGGAGTCAACGCCACCGCCGGCCTCGTCGGTCGAGCCCGCCCCAACTGAGGCCCCGCCAACTGGTACGCCACCGGCGCCACCGTCGCCTCCGGCCACTCCCATGAACCCTGAGACGACAGCGACGCCGGCAACGCCCCCCAAGACCTCACTGGAAGCGGCGCGACGGGCGCCGAAGGCTCCCAAGGCTCCGAGCACGACCGGCCACACCGGCGAGGACGCAAGTAACTTACATGTTCTCTTAGCGATCGGGAAAGTAGTCGCCCTTTGGCGGGCCCAGGTGGTCCTTCACAACGCCCATCGCCCAGCGGATGGACCTGAGATCAGGATCCTGGCTGAACCGCTCTAGCTCCTCGTCGGTCGGGAAGCGCAACTTGCCGGGCAGGCTGTTGTCGTAGACCGAGATCCCATGGCAGACGATGCACAGGTTGACGTCACCGTCCTTGGGGCGCTGCTGACCGGTCATGCCTCCCATCGCCTCGTGCTGGGCCAAGCACTGCGGGCAGACGCTGGGGATGTCGAAGTCGGGCCACTCGGCATCAGTCGTCAGCATGACGATGCGGGTGCGGCCCTCGTGGCCATGGATCGCCTCGACGCTCTCCATGCCGCGCTCGTAGTGCACGACGCTGGAGGGCCACTCGGTGAGCCAACGCAGACACACGACGCCGTCGCGGAACTCGACCCCCTCGGCCACGACTCCGGTCCCGGAGATGCCGGTGGCATCCTCGTCGCGGTGGAGTTCGAACCTGCGGGCGTGGGCGGAGTCCATCAGTGCACCATACCCCAGTATGGTGCGAAGCTCTGCAAGGCCCTGCTCCGTCTCGTCGGGAGGGAGGAGCCCCCATCGCCAGTTCTCGACTGGCCCCAGGACCCGGAGTTGGCCATCCTCGTCAACGATGTACTCGTACCTCATGGTGCAAGATGTCCTGTCCCGCCCGTGAGAAAGTATGATACTTGAGATGCCGAAGCCGAAGGGGATCGAGTGCCCGATGTGTCGGGGCTTCGTTGCGCCAGCGCTCCGCGGTCAGACCCTGACCGAGGCGCTCTCTCGTCACATCGAGTTGACGCACTCCATCCACCGCCCTACACCCGCGGCGGCGGTGGATACTCCGGTGGCAGATCCTGCTCCGCCCACCGCAGCACTACCGACCCCCACTCGTCGTCGTCGGAAGATCGTGAGTACCCCGCTGCCGACACCTCAGCGCCGGCTGGTGCGAAAGCGCTCCTCGTGATTAGCGAGTCCCCGAGCAACTCGTAGAGCCGCATCACCAGCAGGGCGCTGAAGTGCCGGCTGAACCCGGCGTCAGGGTCATGTCGCTGCACGCACCAGTACTCGTGGGCCACGTGGTGCCCGATGCCGCCGAGCACTCGCGCAAGGCGCATTCGCGATGGTTGGTCCGCAGCCCCTCCAGGGTGTGCACCGGCACCCCGTCACCTTCCACCGGCTCGTCGCAGAACAGGCAGTCCATCAGTCGCAGCGTACCCTTCGGTCGTGGGACGTCTGGAGGATCTGGAGGCCCGGGTCGAGACGCTGGAACGCTGCCTGGCCGAGATCGAGAAGATCTTCGGACTGCGGCGACGGGGGCGCAAGAAGTTCCCGTGGAGCAAGGCACCGCCGCCCCCACTTCCCCCACCCACGGGCAAACCGCAACGCAGCGGCAAGCCAACCGGTCCGGTCGAACGGGGCAGTAGCTCAACGGTTAGAGCAACGGACTCATAATCCGTCGGTCGCGGGTTCAACTCCTGCCTGCCTCACTCCTCGTCCCGCCGCTCCAACCGCTTGCGGCGCCGCTCGGCGGCAGCATCGAGACGGTCCTGCCGGCGCCGGGGATTGAACCGCCGCTCGGCCAACCGCCGCTTGTTGACCTTGGCCTCGTGAGCCTTGCGTTTGTCGGGGTGCGAGCGTTGTAGTCACGTGCCGCCACCGTGTGGGCGGCGGTGCACAGGTCGCAACGGCAACCCCGGGCGTACCCAGTGGTCGATCCGTGCTCCCAAGGCACGGGAGCCCACGTTAGGTCTTGGCCTTCCCGCCCTGGCGGACCTGGGCCAACGTCTTGCCCTTCGGCGGCTTCGTCTTGGTCAACCGCTTCGGCGTCCGCGTCTGATGCACCTTCAACCCCTGGCGGGCCATCGGGCCAACCTAGTCGTCAACGCTCCAACCGGCCGGCGGCGGCGGAACCACCACCACCAACTCGTGAGCGGCGTGCCCCTCCACGGCCGGCAACAGGATCGCCAACCGGTCGAGGTAGTTCCGTCCTCGTCGGTAAGCACGCGCACGTCGAGGCCGTTCATCGCGGCGTGCATCGCCACCCACCCGACGTAGAGGGCATGCCGATCGCCCTGGAAGTAGCCCCCGGTGTACCCACCTGATTGCGTCATGACGGAATCACTCCCGCTCCCAGCGCCCACCGGTCCAGACCCAGCCGGTGTCCTTGGTCAGCCAACGCCACAGCCACTTCATCCCCCAACCCTACCGAGTTGCTAGTTCCGCTTCCCAACCCGGGCAGCCCACCCTGATGGGGATGGGTGGCGTTGCTCACCGGCGTCCGCGGCTTCCGCTTCCTGATGTAGCTCACCGGCAACGGTTCCGGTGAAGGCTGGCGTCCAACCACTTCAACAGACGCTTCACGGTGGCGGGGTCGCTCCTGATCTTCTCGCCCATCGGCCGATCTTACAATGTCGCTGGTACCGTTTTTGAAGTCCAGGACGAACATCCGACCACCGGCGCCGTCACATACCGTGAGCATGATCCTGAATGTGCCGGCCACCTTCTGCCGGTTGCTGACTGCGAAGCGGAGGATGCGGTCCTGGTAAGCGGTAGTTCCAACACTTGCGTAGTCCCACAACCCGCTGGGCCATCGGGCCGGCGAAAGAACGCCCGCCGCGGCCCCACAGAAAACTGCCCCCCGTCGGGACATCCCGCAATCGGCCTCTGCTCTCCGACCTCTGGGCCCCGACCCTGGGCCCGAACCGCCAACTACGCTTCGACACCACTGCTGTGCGAACGGCCGGCTTCTCCACAACCGGTTCGAAACGCACTTCCTGCCCGATCAGCACATCCCGGTGCCTGGCGAGCAACAGCCTGCTGTTGCGGAACGCCGTCAGCTGGGCTCCAACATTCGGACCTGCATCTCTAACGGCTGCTGCCGCATCCCGGTACTTTCTTGAAACATCCTCCACGTTAGCAGCCTCTCCCCACACTCGAGAAAACCCCCAACCTCGTGCATTGAATGGCCTGGGAACACGCGACCTGGATCACAGCAACACACGGACAACTCGCCCGCAAGACGGTCTCCGCTGGCAACCCCCACTGCGTCCATCGACGGCCCTATGAGCGGGCACCAGCGGTCCTGTTTCGAGCCTGTGCAGATCGTCCGCGCTCTCCCGTCCGAGGCTGCAGAAGCCATCATTCCCCAAAAACAGGCTACGGAGTTGATAGTGGACTAACAACACGGACCACTACGCACTACTTCACGGAACCATCCCACCCCCACATCACCCCCGTGGGTAGCGCCGCCGAGCGGTGCCTTCGATGTAAAGGCTTACGCCTTTAACGCAACCGAGTTGCAAAAGGGAAGGACGCCGTAGGCCGGTCCCTTAGTTGATAACGAGCTACAACTCGCTCGCCATAGCTGGCTATGGCGTGGTGAGTTGCGGTCCGTTGTGTTGCTAAGCACCATACTCCGCATGGTGCATTCGAGTTGCTAGTGGCCATGGGCCACGACCCATGGTGCGATATTGAGCAGCCCGATTGGCGTTGGCCACATGCGCGTGGGTAGGAGTGGGTGCGTGGGTGTCGAGTAGCAACAAGTGAGACGTGAGCGGCACGTGGCCCTTGAAAATTGTGTATGTGCATGCCATGCATGTGTGCTCCGTAACGTACTAGTGCTGGGGGACTTGGCCTAGCTCAGGGCCGGCCTTGTGGTGGCCCTGGGCTCAGGGGTGCTCGGCACGTGCCTCAGGGGGAAGGCTGGCCACGTTGGGGGAGCGATAGCTGGGTATGCCCAGCCACCAGGGGCGATTCGCAGTGAATCCCGTTGTATGGCCGTAGGAGCCGCGTGAGTGCTCTGTGGGCGTGATTGCCCGCCGAGTTTGCTATCGTCGATCCTGGGGCACTGTGGGGGGTGTGGGGGCATTCTGGAGGGCATGGGCCGGGACGACGAAAGAGCCCCTGCTCACGCAGGGGCTCTTCGAAGCAAGCGAGTCGGGGCCTGCCCCGATGGGGCTCACCGCCGTGCGAACCCTCGAACCACTCACAGCGATCGGCGGCCAGCACTCAACGCTGCCCCTCGTCCATGGGTGGACCCGGCTGCCTGCGTTGACGGCGTGTCCGCAGACCCATGGCCTTCCGTTCGAGGACCGACCACATGTGCCTTTGTCCGAACGTGGTCGTCGCCGTTTGTCCGTAGGCGGCCTGGAGGACATTGCCAGCGCACGCCCTCGCCACGGGCGTGGCGTGTCCCTAGGCTGATCCTGGTCGACCCGCTAGGATGCGGCAGCGGCCCTGGCCAGGTCACCAGCGCTCCACGGCACCTGGAACGAACACGGGCGTCGGCCGCAGCGGTTGTTGAGGGTGTCGCCCGTGCCCGCGGCCTTCAAAACTAGCGGCCAGCAGGATGTCCACGTGGCCGAGCCTGGAAGTCCTCCGAACCAACTCGGTGCGGGCGATCGCCGGTGGTAACCTTGCCGTTGGGAGGATCCCACAGCGTGGCCGGGGAACCTTGCGCCGTCTTGCCATCGGCGGGGCCGACTCGTGTCCAGCATTGACCATTGCTCAGAGCCCTTGAACCAGGCCAGCCAGCGCACGCCTCGTGCCAAGTTAGGTAAGAACACGAATCACCGGCTTCGCCGCGCCTCCACGCCGACCTGTGTCCACGTAGTACTCGAACCGAGCAAGGCCGAGCCCTTCGGCACCGCGCCGGCCTCGGCCCACAGGGCCTGCATGCGGGTCAGCGCCATCGGGCGCGCGACAAGCAGAGAGTAAAGCCTTGGCGCCCACATGGCCTACGGGGCCCTCCTCCTCCAGGATGAGGCCGAGGAACTCCTGATATCTCCAGGCGCTGTGTTACCGGGTCAATGGCGGTCCGTTGAGTGCGATGGTGGCTGGCAGACCGTCCAGCCAACCGTGGGGGAGGTTGGTGTGTGCCAAGCGGCGTCCACGCAGGTCGGTGCGCTCACGGCGCACGTAGGACCGTCCTCCCCGCATGGTGCATGTGTCATCTCGCGCATTGCGCTCCCACGTTGCAGCCGCTGTAGTCGTAGCCGAAAGCCGTTGTGGCTTGGGTTGGCGTCGTAGCGGAAAGGCGAACTGACCGAGCGTGCTGACGCCCGGGAAGCTGGTGACCAGTGGCTTGCCGCCGATGATGGTGAGCGTGCAGCAGGGCCTCGATCGGGCGGTTGCTGAGCAGGGTGCGGACGCCGCCACGATGGGCGTGCCCTGACGGCGCTAGGACGTCACGGCGTGACCATCAGCTTGGCGCGGGTGGTGGGGCTGCCCGGCTTGCCAGGGCCGCCCTTGTCGCGATGGATCTCATCGCGAACGACCACGCCAGCGTCGGTGACCAGGTTGGTCATGTGAACGTCTTGGTGCGCTCTCGATGCCGTTGGTCATTCACGCCCGCACTGGTCAGCGGGTCGTCGCTCAGGAAGAGCACGTCAGCGTCGGGGAGGACCACGTTGCCGGCGGTCGTCACGATGGCCGTGCGTGCCCTTGATCTGGAGCGATGCGGAGCCCGGGGAAGGCGGCGCGCAGGTCGCTCGACCAGCCACCGAGGTGACGGGGGGAGCGATTGACCAGCGCGTGGTGGCCGGTGCCGATGCGCTCGGCCAGCGTGGCCAGCATGACCTGGCGTCTTGCCGAGGCCCATGTCATCGCCCAGGAAGGCGCAGCCCCAGCGGTCGATGGCGCCCCGCACGTACAGGTAGCTCACCGCCTGGTGGTGGCAGGAAGGGCGGACCATGCCGGGCAGGTCCACCGTGATGTCGGTCGTGAGCGATGCGCTCAGGGCGGCGATCTCGCCCATGTTGATGATCGGGCTGGCGGGCGGCGCCAGCGTCGGCACGTGCGTTCAGCAGTGCGAACAGTTCGTCGGGGGTGCTCATGTCAAGGGGTACTTCCTCTTATCGGATTGTGGGTGTCAGGGGTGGAAAGGCAGATGCTACCAGGTGGGGGCAGGTGATAGCACCTGCCCCCATACCCCAGCTATGGGTCAGCCCAGGGCAGCCCGTTGGTTGTGGCGCACGTGGGGCCGTTAGTAAGCCCCGGCAGACCGAGCGCTCTCCTCGCAGGGGGAGCCCGCAGAACGTTGCACTTTGCCAGTTGAGGTGGCCGTTAGGCCGCGGCCAGCGTGCGCCGATGGTCGCCTGGCGATGATGGCGAAGCTCGGCCTCGATCTGGGCCGCGGTAACGTTGGCGCCTGGCTTCTGGTCTGGCTCGTAGCGCTTGCCCTCGCCGTAGGCGGCGCCCGTACCTTCTTCCGAAGATCCACCCAGCCCACTTGCCCTTGGCCACGTTTGTCGATCTTGACCTTGAGGCGGGTGTCGCCACCTGGGGACGGCGTACGTGTGCCGCTGGGGGACGCTGGACAGGGCCAGGCCGTTGGTCGCCCTCTCGCCGCAGCCTCGCGGCCGGCCTCGGAGCGCAGGGTCATCAGCGCCCGCTTGGCAGCCAGGAAGGTGAGCGGGCCCTCGCTGGCCATGGACGCACGCACGCGTCGCTGGCCGAGGTGGGGATGCTCACACCAATCTCCAGCAGGCGTTGCGAACAGGCCCCGGATCTGGACCGCATGTCAGCGGCGCATGCGGGGCAGTAGCTGTGCCACTGCTTCTCAGTGTTGACAGCGGCCAGGGCCGTGCCCATGAACCAGGATGGTGTTGCAGGTGAACGCAGTGCATCGGGCTGCCGTCACGCTTGGTGACGAACCTCGCCGTGATGACCGCTGGTACTCGGCGTCAAGTGCGGTGGTGGGTGCTCATGTCAGGGTGCCTCCTATCGGCTCGCCGGTCCTCGTGACCGGCCAAGGGCCGTTCTACCACCAGATTGCCCCACTTCCACCCATCGTGGACAAAGTGCCTGGTAGTGGGGCACTTGCAGGAAACCCTTCTCGTAGGTGATTTGGTGACGAATGTGGCCATCTACCAGGGGTGATGAGGTGATTGTTGTGAACGGCAATTCACGCAGGATCGTCGCAGGGGCGATGTGGGGGACGTTGGGGCCGATTGGGGGGTGCGTGGCTTAGAACGCCACACAGGGCCTCTCAGGCATCGTGGGGATCGACGCCTCGATCGTCTGGCGTGGACGACGTACCAGGACCGAGCACGGGGCCTGTTGCGACGCTGGGCATCGGACAGGCGGTGGTTGCTGTCACCGCGAAGACAGGCCGCGGTCGAGGACCCAGCGGGCCATGCGAGCGCGGCCTCGCCGCCGGTGGCGTACACCCGAGGTCGTAGTCGCGGTCAGCGATGGTGACCGTGATGTGGTAGCGGTCGTTGTCAACGACAACGGCCATGAGGTGGTGAGTGGTAGTGGTTGCACACCTCTTCGAAGGAGCGCCCCCACATGAAATCCCGAAGGGTAAGTGTGACGTCCGACAACGCAGACGCGAAACGCCCCTCGGGGGGAAGCCCGAGGGGTCGTTCGCCGGTGGTGATGTCACCTGGATGAAGCCGAGGGCTACTTGCGGCGGCTGGGGGGGCCGTGCTGGCTTGACGTATGCGCCTCGACCACAGCGGCGCCCCGGGACGACGACGCGTTGCGTGTCGGAAGGATGTTTGGTGCGCCGCAGCTCGCCCATGCGATTGAGGTAGCGCTCCTTGTACGGCGCATGGCGGAAGCCCTTTACGGCGGCCGCCTGACAGCAGCTTGAACGCTGCTGGGCGATGCGCCTGGTGGGCTGGCGCGTTGCCGGTGGCTGCGCCGTGGCGGCCGTGCCCCAACCAGTGCGGGCCACGAGGTGTCACGGCGTTCGAGGTTGTACTCGTACCCGAGGTGCTGAGCCGGACCGGGTGGAACTGAGGATGACCGCCAGCCTCTCGTAAAAACGCCCCCAGGACTCCGTATAGTGGAGTCCCGGCAAGATGATCACCAGGACCACCGCCATGGCGGCGAGCCTCCAGGATGGCGATGCGCCTTGAGGGGACGTGATCATGATCAGTCCGTCCCCCATCCAACGAGGTTTTTCCCGGTTTCGTAGGCGAAGCGTTTGTGCCGCAGTCGACGCCAGCTGCGGTCGGTGCTTCCCAGTACTTGGCGCCGCAGGCGCACCGGGGTGACCGCCCTCCTCGGCTGATGTAGTTTGCCCGTGGCTGTCCACGGGGGTGCCAGCCAGCGGGCGACCTATGTCCCGCGCACGAAACGCTGGTACGAGCCGGTAGCTGTTGACCCGGCCCGTGGCGACGAGCGCGCTGGGCGTACTGGCTGCACTCCTCGACAGCTGTCGAGGCCGTCCGGTCTCAGCCCTTGAGGCATCAGGGCGACGAAACGGGGGGAAGTTCGGGACCGCCGGGGTGGCGGCGGGGGTCGATGCCGTGGGGGTGCTCATCGACTGGCACGTCCCTCGTGCCTGGACCCCAGCGCTCGACCGTGCGGCCGGACTTCTGGCGGAAACCTCACGAGGTACCGGGTGGGGGTGACCGCGGACGATGGAGCACTCGTACAGCGAGCTCGTACTTGCGGACCGTCGCCAGTGCGCCGTGTTGGCCAGGGGTGGTGGGTCATGGGGACGAGGCCTAGCATGGTTGCGTGCACCAGTCCCCCACAACGACGAAGGGCCCGCACCGTGAGGTGCGGTGCCCTGGGTGAGTGCGAGGTCAGAAGCAGACCGGGCGGAGCGTGGTTGCCCCTTACGGCGGAGCCGTGAAGCTGGAGGCCCCGGACTCGAAGACGGTACCACCCGTCCTCGATCCTCACGAGGGTCCAGGTGGTCCGGAGGCGGGCGCCGCCGTGGTAGGCCACCACGAGGTGGCCCACCAGGCGGTCGATAGCTCACAGCGCCCATGGACGGCTCGCCGTCTGTAGTCGCAGGACCTCCAGCGGGCAGGGGGGCCGCCCGGGTAGCCGTGG